GGTAGCAGTGGCGGCAAAATCAGTATGCCTGATCTTCAAAGTCACCTCGTAACCGACGCCCTGATGGAACCACGTGGAGGCATTACGCCCCCGTTCCTGGTCCTGACATTGAAAGTCAAGGGCCACAGAATCGACGGTCAGTGTAATCGGCTCAGCGAAAGACATAGCAGGAATCTCCTAGGAAAGTAAGCGCGTGAATGCGCGTATGCTGCCCAATCTCAGGGCAGCAAGCGACCCTAGGATTGAGAGTTGATGGCCCGTAAGGGCCGGCCACGACGGCAGCGTAGGTAACTGGGCGAGCAGGGTAGGCACTACAGTTCGTGTCTTCCTGATCTCTCTCTGGCTGACAGCTTCAACATTGTGAGCTGTAACAAACCAGTCTAGGCGAACAAGCTTGTACGTCATTTCAGACGTCGTTCGCTGCATGAGACATAGCCCATCTAGGTGTACTGGTAGCGTATTGTTGTTGGCGTCAAGGAATGCGCCAACATTGCTAAACCAGTCTGCGAGCCAACTCCAAGGAGTTAGCTCCCACAGAGCCTTAAGCATTTCGAACTTGGTTATGCCCACCGTCAGACGGCGGGCAAGCCATACCTGCTCACTGAAAGTTTCAGGGAGAGATGCGTTCGTGTCGATGTGCCACCTTGCGGTAGCCCAACGACTCCTTGTTAGCTTAAGGTACGGTTGGACTTTGACAATAGCTGGAGATGACTCCAGATATGTCTCATTCCCATAAGCAAATTTGGGAATCTCGTCCACACCTAGCAAAAACCTTCTCCTGATCGCACCTTGTTGCTGCAGGCGCCTCAACATGAGGAACCTATTTTGCACAGCATCATGGAAGTCCAATAGGGCTGCCAAGTCGGCGATCATTGGGCGGACGCCAAAGGACCAAGTTATGTGTCCTTCGGCGATAAGCCGCAAAATAGCGGCCCCTTTTGCCCAAACGAGGTAGGGGAGATCTGCAAGCGTCCACTTGGCGCGCTTCTTCACGAAACGTCGTTTCTTGAAGGGTTTGCGCACTAAGCGGGTCCAATGCACAGCCGTATCCACCAGCGCAAGTACCTCAACGCCCTCACCTATTATGGTGGGGATCGAGACATTTGCAACAGATGGATTGGTCCGAGCGGCGACTGTCGATGCGATACTCTGGAGAGCCTGACTATCAGGATCCGGAAAGTATGCGCTCGAAGCCACCGGGCCTGGCTTATTTAGCACAGGATACTGGTCAAACCAGCGCTTGCGAGTCATAGACGAGACCTCTCCGGAAATCCACGGGTACACGGTATTCTGGGCAATGATTTCTAGGGCGTTATCGCCCCCCCAGTTACCAACTGTATCCGTACACGATTTCCATTCACCATTCTTAACGGTACGCTCGTAAACTACCGTAGGAGTATAGATCCGGTTCTCGTACACACCAGTGTGCGAGCTTCTCCGATCTAACTCACGGTAACGTGGCGTACCTGACATAGTGAATCACCTCGATTCTGAAAGAGAACTGAGAAAAGAAACGTCGTGTCCGAAGCTCCCCACTCTGTAATTGGGGGCAACCGCAACCTACAACGAGTAGATCATGGCAGAGTCCCGGGTTCGCCC